GTTTGAATGGGGTTGCTATAGCTACCCTAATGCCATCGCATTGCCATCGCAAAGCTCTGCATATAGCAGTAGCAGTAAACCTTAGGTTTATAAGGATACAGTAGGTTTATAAATAAAGGTTTACTTATATGGTTTATAAACCTTAGGTTTAAACAAACAAACACATGGAAGGAATTTAATTATGGCTTATGAAGTTAAAGATATGACAGGCTCTATATTCACAAACCAGGGAAAGAACAAAGAGACACAACCCGATTTTACAGGTAACTTTAGAATAAAAGGTGTAGATTATTCTGTTGCTGGCTGGAAGAAGAAAGCACAAACAGGATTAGAGTACACTAGTTATAAAATAGAAGAAAAGCAGGAAAAAGCACCATTCTAAATGAAAGTAACATGTAAAGGAAAGGAATTTACCCAATATGAATGCGATGAAATTAACTCTATTGGAATTAAGACAGTCGAAAACTGGCGTGATGCAGAGGTTGGTGATTGGATACGGACTCATGATGGTAAGGCTCTTGAAGTTACTGGAAGGCGTTTCAAAAAGCTTAAGGGCAAGCGTAAGCAAATCACTTTTATACGCACAGGTTTTGGAGAAACCCCAACGTATTATACAAAAATCTACGCCAAGCAGCAAAAAGACTGGTCCGGTAACGACCTCATCTATAAGCAATATGTTAGGAATGTCCCAGCAACTGTATTACAAAAACAATTTGCAGACTATATCTCTAAATTTGGAGAATTGGACAAGAACGGAAAGTTTGATTCCGCCTCAATCGTTGACGCGTACACAAGCGCGTTCAGCGACAATAACCCTAAACAAGCGCTTAGAAGAGGTGTTAGAATTTTACGAAAAAAATATATCTCTGATAGGATTAGCGTGAACATAAGAGAAACACTCTTAGAGCATGGAATGGATGACAATTGGATTGTTAATCAATATAGAGATATAATTGATAGCGCTCCACCAAATGCAAAACTTAACGCACTCAACCGCGTTTCTGAATTGTTAGGTCATACAAAGAAAGAAAAAGAAGAGAAGACTCAAAATATTATTATGATTTCAGATGGAGATAAGAAGCTGTTATCTGAAGCAAGGCAAAAGCTTTCAGACAAAGACATTGGAAGATTAATGAATGTTGTAAAAAATAAAGGAATACAAGGTGTTATTGACGAGGAAGATACCAGAAGCGACAATCACATTAGAGATTGATGAATCCTATACAGGAGTCCTTATGCTTGATGGTAAAGAAATGTTTGTAGAACCAAGGGTATCAGCCTTAATTTTAAGCATGATTGAGCAAGTAGATACGCTCAATGAAAAATTAGATGTTTATGAAAAATATATGACAGGAAGAGCAGATGCCTAACTACACATCAACTAATCAAATGAAATTTACAGATGGGTCATCTCGTCTTGTATCAACATTAGAGGGAGCTAAAAAATTAAAGAAAAAAAATCATTTAAAAAAATGCAAGGGATTAATGAAGAAATCAAGAAAATGATTTCAAATAGATTAGACTTAGGTCAAGCTAAGTACAACCAAGATGTGCCTATAAATGATAATAGAGACTTTACGCAGGAAGCACTAGAAGAATTACTAGATGCTTGCGTATATTTGTCTGCTCAAATACTCAGGATAAAGAATAAGGCGTAATATTGGAACTATCTTACACATTGGAAGAGCGCGAAGCTTTAATGAAAAGAATGTACTTAGATATATTCTTTTTTGCTAAATTTATATTAGGCGACCCAGAGCTTCCTATGCATTATCATATTAGAAGTAAGTCTCCTGATTTTCATAAAGAGATTGTTTCTAAGCTTTTAAACTTGGAAGTTGGCTCAAAGCTAGCAGTTGTAGCTCCTCGTGGTCATGCTAAGTCAACTTTAATAAACTTAGTCTATCCATTGCATAGAATTTTATTTGATGAAGAAAAATTTATTCTTTTAATATCAGAATCAGAAAAGCAATCTAAACTTTATTTAGAAACTATTGGCAATGAAATTGAGTTTAATGAAAAGCTGCAATATTTTTTTGGTGATAGAAAAGGTAGGAACTGGGGTAAAGAAGAAAAAGAATTTGTTTCTGGTTTTAATGAAAATGGAACACCTAATAGTTATTGCAAAGTTCTTATTCGTGGTACAGGTCAGAAAGTTCGTGGATTAAAATACGGAGCATATAGACCGACGCTAACAGTTATTGATGATGGAGAAGGTGAAAGGAATACAGCGACTCAAACTTTGCGTGACCAATTCAGACAATGGCTTAATGGTGCTGTTATTGCTGGTTCTGGAGATTCTAAGCTTATATTTATAGGTACAGTAGTTGATGAGCAATCTTATTTGAATAGAATTGCCGGACCTTTAGCTTACGATAAAAATGGAAAGCGAAAGATAAAGGGTTGGGACAGTTTATTTTTTCAAGCTATCTTGCAAGACAATCCCTTAGGTCAGTTTACTGCAAGTGGAAAAGAAATACCAGATGAAAAAGGTAAACCTAAAGTATTATGGGAAGACTACAGACCTTACGATTGGCTAATAGCTGAGCGAGACAGACTTATATCTGAGGGTGATGTTGCTTATTTTTATCAAGAATATCAAAATATACCAATGGATGACAGTTTTCGTGTATTTAAAAAAGAAAACATTAACTATTGGGAAGGTCATTTTAGAAATGACAACAATTTTTCTGTTATAAGCCGAAATGTTGAAGATGAAATATGGGATGTGCCTGTAAATGTCTTTATGGGAGTTGACCCAGCGTCAAGTGAAAACGTAAAAGCTGATTTTTCTGTAATTATGGTGATTGGAGTAGACGCAGAAAATAATATTTATGTTATTGACTACCATCGAGGTCAAATGGCTCCAATGGATTTAGCTGATAAGTTAACCGAAATGATAGAACATTACAAGCCTAAATTAATAAATATAGAAGAAACTGGACATGTTATGCTTTCTGATTACATGTTGAGAGAATCTAAAAAAACTGGAAAATTTTATAACGTAATTCCTAAAAAAGCAATTAAAAGTAAATACTATAGGATAAAACAATTGCAGCCTTATTTTGCTAGCAATGCTATGAGCATTAAAGATGAGCATTGGGAATTAGAACAAGAGCTTTTGAGTTTTAAAGAACATGGAAGTTTTAAAAAAGACACTTTAGACGCTTTAAGATGGGCTATTGACGACATTTATTCACCTAGACATGGCTATGATGAAGATGGAACTCAATATACTGGCTATTCTTCTTTTAAAGGAATAGATTGGGAAACGGGCGAAAGTGTATTTGCATAATATATATAATAAGAATTAATATGTGGTAGTATGATAAATTTAAAAAATATCAAACTTGGAGACCTTTCTGCGTCTGACATTAGTAATGAATACGTTTATTACCAATCTTCAGCAGATGAACATAAGTTTCAAATGGCAGAAGACGAAGAGTTTTATTTAGGATTACAGTTAACAAGAGCGCAAAGAGATTATTTAGTAAGTGTTGGTCAACCTCCTGAATCTAATAATAAAATTAGACCCGCTGTAGAACAAGTCCTTTCAAATGTTGCAGGCTCTAGTCCTGAATGGGATGTTAGACCTGTAGGTAAAACAGACTCTGAAGTTGCTTTTGTATATAATAAATTGCTAGACAAAATTTGGTATGACTCAGATGGAGACAGACACTTTAGAACTATTGTAAAAGATTACACAGTTAAAGGTGTTGGGTATATGTATGTATATCCAGATTGGCAAGCAGAACAAGGAAGAGGTGGAGTCAAGGTAAAAAGAGTTGCTCCAGAAAATATATATGTTGACCCTAATTCAACAGACCCATTTTTTAGAGATGCTTCTTCTATAATGCTTTCAGATACGAGTACTAAAGAGTCAATGAAAATAATGTTTCCAGAGCATGCTAATGAAATAGAAGATGCTAATGAAGATTATAGAGATGACGATTATTCAACTTCTAAATATAATAGAGACGATATAATAAGAAGAAGTGATGTAAACGACGATGGTCAGCCTAAGATTAGAAGATTTATACGATGGTCAAAAGTAAGTGAAGAACAAATACTTCTTACTGATAAACTTACTAAAAGACAAAAAAGTTTTAATAAAAATGAATACGATGAGTTTAAGGACACTAAAAGATATAAAGCATATCTTGTCCAAAACCAAGTCGAAGAAGAAAAAATATTTATTACAAGAGTTAGAGAAAGCTTTGTAATAGGCGATGTAATGATATATGACATTGTATTGCCATTAGAAGATTATCCTATTGTGCCTGCTTGTAATGAGCATAATGGAAATCCTTATCCTGCTGGCGATGTTAGACATGCAAAGACCCCACAAAGAATGTTAAATAGAACCGAGGCATTGCTTATCTCTCACGCCACCAGTACGGCTAGTTTTAAATTAATATATGAAGACGGGGCAATAGACCCTGAAGAACTTGAAAAATGGTTTGTACCTAATGCGATTATACGAGCAAACCCTTCTGCTTTAAGAGAAGGTAAAATTAAAGAACTATCGCCACCTGCAATAAGTTCCCAGCTTTATATAGAAAAACAAAGATACGAAACAGATATTGAAACAGTATTTGGAGCTTATAAATTTCAACAAGGTAATCCTTCTGGTGCGGTTGGAACTTTTGGTGAAGCAAAAATATTAGATGAATCTTCTTCAAGAAAACAAAACTGGAAGATATTACCAGCATACGACATGCTTACTCATGTTGGTAAAATTGTATCAAAGTATATTCCTTATGTATATGATAAGGAAAGAGTTTTAAGAGTTATAAACCCATTAGGGATAGAAAAAGAATTAAAGATTAATGTGCCGGTAATAAATGATTATACATTAGCTATTGATAGAATGTATGACGTAACAACGGCTGAAGTAGATATAAGAGTTGTAATTGGTAGCACTCGAACGAAAAGTCCAACAGCAGATTTGTCAAAAGATATTCAGTTATTACAAGCTGGTATTTATGATAAAACTCAAGTTATTATGGGACTCCAGGGAGATGTAGATAAAGCTGCGTTAATTTCTAGGTTGAGTGAAATTTCTCAATTAAGAGCAGAAAATCAACAGCTATCAAAACAATTACAATCTATGACTGGTGATTTGCAAACTAGAGAAAGAGAATTGTTCCATACGAAAATGAGAGCAGAAGTCTCTGAAGCAACAAAACCAGTACAACAAGCAGTAAGTAATCTGAGGGCGACAGCAAAGAACGAGGAAAGAAAACAGAAAGATATGACAGATAAAACAGCTATTGATTTAGCTGACTTAAGAAACGCGGTTAACTCAGAAGATACGGCTTCTAACCCATTTGAAGAACAAATAGGATTAGGATAACCAACAAAAAGGAGCATCGAATGTCTAAGGATACGACAAGTACGCAAGAAACTAAAGAAGATAACTTAATGGGTATGTTAAATACATTTAACGAAATTCCATCTAGCTCTGAAGAAGTGAAAGCTGAAAACGAAATAGAGTCTGAAGCAACAGAAACCATTGAGCTTTCTCAAGAAGAACAAGAAGAAATAACTCAAAAGGAAGAAAAAGCTGTAGAAGAAGTCAAAGCATGGCTTATTGATAATAAGTTTGAAGATACTGAAGAAGGTCGCAGTAAACTTGCTGATGCGTATAAGAATATACAAAGCGCAAAAGATAAGGCTGAAGGCGAACTTCGAGATAGAAGCTCAAAATATGAAAAGCTTGAAGTTATTGACTCTTGGTTGCAAAAAAACCCTAATATTGTAGAAAAATTGCAAATAGAAGCTAACAAGCAAGAAGCTGGAGGTTCTCCTCAAAAGCCAGAAGATTATGAAATACTAGAAGAAGCAAGCGATGGCTCTTCTTCCCAAGTCTGGCGGAAGGAATACGACGAATGGCTAATTGACCAAGGCGCTAAAAAAGCAATGAATCAATTTGAAGGTGTAAGGCAAAAAGAGAGTCAAGTAAAAGCAAGAGAAGCTGAAGTAAACGAACTTAAGTCATTAGGCATGACGGATGAAGAAATACAATCATATTATGGTTTTATGAAAAGTCCCGATAATGTTACTACTTCTAATATGGTCAAGGTGTGGAAGGTTCTGAATGGAAAACAAGAAACTGCAAATTCTCCTTCAGAAAAAGAAAAAGCTAATCGAACTAATGTTCTTGAAATGGAAAAGGTACAAAGTGGCGCTTCAGTTGAAGGCAAGCCTACTCCTGTTAAAAAACCTCAGGAAAAAGAATTAGATGACTTTATGAAGGGAATATTGCAATTTAGCAAAAAATAACCCTAAATAAAGGAGTATGTCAAATGGCATATACATACGGAGCCGGAACTGCAACACAGTTTAGTGACGGCACACAAAGACAAGTACTCGAATTAGGTCCAAAGATTTATTATTATAATGAATCTGTAACACCTTTGCTATCTATTTCTGGTCGTGCAGGCACAGTTGGAACTCCTGTACCGATTTTTGAATGGATGGAAGACGAGTATTTCATTAAAAGAAGCGTTAAAACTAATATTGTAAGTACAGACGTAGCTGATACTGCAACTGGCGGAATTAACGGACATAACTCAGTTGTAACATTTCGCAGACAAGCTCAAATGGAAATGTTTGAAGTTGGAGCAATTTATGCTGCATCTGTAGCTGGCGGTTCTTCTGCTATACATTCACCAATTACGCATTTTTTATGCGTAGCTATTGGTAAAGAGGTTAATTTAGCCTCTCCTAGCGATAGAGATGTACAATTCATTGGAATGCACATTAAATCTGGTGATGCTACTGTTTATCAAGTTGAACAAGTAGCTGATGGTACTGATATGATTACTGCTGACGCAGCTGGTATTCTTACACTAACTTACGTTGCTACTGCTGGACAGTATGGAACAACAGCTAATTATGCCTCACAAGGTCTATTCCAAGTTGAAGCAAGTTTCGTTGATGACAACGAATTTGCAGTAGCTGGTGGTAATGGAGTTTATGGTGAAGGTGCTTCTGTTGGTTCTGAGACTCGTAAAAAAGTTCGTAGATTAAAGAATTGTACTCAAATCTTTCGCGAACCTTATACGATTACTCGTACTGCCAGAGTTTCTGAGCAATATGGTGGTCCGGAACTAGCTAGACTGCAAGCTCGTAAGCTAGCGCAAATTAAAGCTAACATTGAATATGCTATGCTTTTTAATGGCGCTCAAAGCTTAGATGCAAGCTCTGCTAACCCAACAAGAACCTTTGCTGGTTTAGGCATTGGTGGAACTGCTGGCGTTGTTCAGACTAATAATGGTGATGCTGATTCATCATTGACTTTAGCCAATACAGGCGGAACTTTAGCTCAATTTGATGCTGTAATAGAACATATTTTCCAAGACACCATGGATGGTTCAATGGAAAAAACTGTTTTTGCATCAAATAAATGGTTGCTAAAATTAACAGCAATGGTTCGCGCTGATAGTGCGACTAATCTGAACGCTATGATGGGCGAAGATGAAACAGCCGGTCTAAGAATCATGTCTTACATGGGTCCTGTTGGACAATTGAATTTTGTCCCTCACCCAATGTTAAGAGGTGCTTACGAAGATTACGCAGTAGCTGTTGACTTTGCTAACTTTGATGCGCGTGTTTTATCCGAATCTGATTTTCAGCTTCGTAGAGACATCGTTCAAGATGGTAGTGATGGTCAAACAGACGAATGGTTGGTTGAAATGGGTCCTGAGATTCGTCAGGAACAAACTCATGCAATCCTTAAGCTTACTTAATAAGCTTATATAGATAAAAAGTAAGGGGGCAATTTATTGTCCCCATTACTTAAAGGTTTAAAATGACTATACAAGAAAAAAAGAAATTACAACGAGTAGGTTTAACTAGATTAAACAGCCCTAAAAGAACTCCTAAACATGCTACAAAAAAGGGAATTGTTGCTATTCGTGAAAATGGTAAAATTAGAATAATCCGTTTTGGCGCACAAAGTATGGGTCATAATTACAGTCCAGAAGCAAGAAAAAGTTTTAAAGCTAGGCATGGTAAAAACATTGCTAAAGGAAAAACATCTGCTGCTTATTGGGCAAATAGACTTTTTTGGGCAGGTAAAGGTGGGAGTACAAAAAGTCCACCTAAATCACAAAAACATGTAAAAGGAATAAGGAGACGTAAAGCGTAATGAGATATCAAGAAGCGTATGAAATGGTAGAAGCTGGTTTAAGTAAATCAGCTCTTGGATTCCCAATTACAGAACCTTTGATTTCTAGTTTTTTTGACAACAAAATTCAAGAGGTTGGCTCTAGAGTTGTTAGAAGAAGAAATTCTCAATCTTTTTCAACTACTACAACAAACATATATACTTTAAGCAATGAAGATGCTAGCATGAGAATATATAAAGTTTCAATGGTTGGGGCTAATGACAGTCAAATGATTCCTTTTGTTAGTGAAAGAAGATATGCGGAAGGAACAGATGAAGACACTATTGCGAACATTGGATACTTTGTAAGCGAAGAAGATTCTAGCGCTGCAACGATTACCGCAGCAACAAGTGCTAATCCTATAGTCATTACAAGTAATAGTCATGGCTTAGAGACTGGAGACAAAGTAAAAATAGCAGGAATTGTTGGTTTAATATCTGCAACTGGAGCTAAAAGCGAAGTTAATGATGTTGTTCACTCAGTTACAGTAATAAATGCAAATACATTTTCGATTCGGGTAAAAGGAGCGACTTACGCTACTGCTTATAGTAGCGGAGGAACTTGGACTTTAAAAGGAGTTAAAATAACTTTAACTAAAACACCAGACTCTGGAACAACTTTAAAAGTTTATTATTATGCAAACCCTCTTCCTAAGAATGCAATTACTGATGGGATTGATTTGCCAAATCAACTTATACCAGCTTGTGTACATTACGCGCTAGCTCACTTTTTATTTTTAGATGGTCAGATGCAAATAGGTAGCGGTCATTATGGATTGGCTGAAAAAATAGAAAAAGAATTTATAGCGACAAGAAATTCAAGAGAGGCTAAACCAGATATTATACCACCACCATTACAGGATTTTATATTCTAATGAGTACATTTAAAGTAAGAATAGAAGACTATGTTGGAGCAGTAGGTGATGACACTTTCTTAGGTGACGCACTTACTGATACAGCATCAGAAGTTATAAGAGCAATACCTGACGATAAAATTAAAAGTTTTACACAAGAATCTGGAGATATAACAGCAGCTTCTACAAATATTGCTAATCATAGAATAGTGAGCGTTATAAGAGAAAGAGGTACAGATGGAGAGTATGTAGAGTGTAGAGAAATTTCTGTAAAATACTTTAGAAAAGCTCAAGATTCTTCTAGTATGTTTTCTGCTAGCGTAGAATCTCCTGTTTATATTATTAAAAATAGTTCTATTCATGTATTTCCAACTCCTGGAGCAAGTCCAAATGCTTTTAAAGTTGAAAGTGTAATATTCCCTACTATTGCAGCTAGTGCTTCAGATATTACTGACACGCCTGATTCTTTTCCTGACAGCATTGAGGATATAGTTGTAATTGGTGCTAGCGCAAAAGCATGTCAATATTTAATGGCTAGAGTAAAAGACTCTATGCCTTCAGAACCTGTTTTAGTATTAGATAATATTTCAGTACCTAGTACTCCTAGTAATCCTTCTATAAGTTTTATAAATGCAGGAGTAGGCAACGGAGTTGGTTCTGCTCAAGATTCTATAACTGTAGCTCCAACTGATGCAAGTTCTACAGGCGCTACTGGTAGTGGAGACTCTGCTTATTCAAAGCCTAGCTTACAAGGAAGTTCAGATGAGTTGACCGATGTTACCGGAGGTACATTCGGAAGTCCTTCTGTAGACTATGCTACATGGTGGGATACTTTATCAGACATTATTGAAACAGAAGAAGATTCAGAATTAGCTACAAGTCAAGTTGCAAAAATAAGAAGTTATATAGAAGCTTTTAATGCAGAAGTAAATAGTGCAAAAAGTGCAATGCAAGCTACAATTGAAGATGCTAGGTTATCTACTCAAGCTAGCATAGCTACAGGTGGAAACGCAACGCAGTCATCAATAGCAAATGCTTCTAATGACGTTAGTGCTTCTATTTCTAAGATGAGAGAAAGTACTGGAGCTGCTATAGCTCAAATGGGGCAAAGTACTAATGTGAATATTACAAATGCTGCTAAAACTTTAGATGCATCAATACAGGATTATAGTCTAGAAATCACTAGATTTGGAGCAGACATACAAAGATATAGCTCTGAAATAAATACAGCAATTAACGAATACTCGACTGATATACAAAAATATACAGCACAAGTTGATAGATACACTAAAGAATATAGTTGGTATCAAGACCAATATGTTAGGCTTGACGCAAAATTCAAAGAGTCTTTACAAGTACTAATTGCTAATTAATGGCTAATAAAAAAATTATAACAAAAGTTATGGTTCATCCTACTGAGTTTGTAAACGCTCAATCTCGTTACTATAACGATAGCGACATAGGTAAAAGATTGTCGGGTAAAATAACTACAGATATTGCTGACAGCCAGCACTCTAGTTTTTTTTCTGGAGATAAAGAAGTAACAACAACTGGAGCTGTTTTAAATACAGCTGGAGTAAGCATTATTTATATTATGATAAAAAATAAAGCAAATAACGATGTGTTCTTATCTCTTGATGGTAGTAATTATAAAACAAAAATTTCAAAGAATGATGTATTCTCATCAGAGTTAAACTCTGTATCATCAGCAAATATTAAAGTAAAAACAAGTTCTGAAACAAGCAATATAGAATATATAGTAGCACAATGAGCGCAGTAGCAAGAAGAATCCAGTACAATACCCAAGTACTTCCTTTTATAAACGATGTTGCTTTAGAAGAAGAAACTATAACACCTAGTCTAAAATATGTTGATTCTGATATAAAAAAATCTTATGGTTGTTCTAGTTTTATAGATATAACAGCGAATCAAGTTAATGATAGTTGGTTTAGAGTTAATACAAAATGGTTGACTGCAAATTCTAACTGGGAAACTTTAACTACATTAAACTGGGACGAAGCTGGAGAAGATTTAACTACTTCTGGAGAGCAATTAAACACTTCTAGTACTGCATTAGTTTTTGCTTATTTTAAGAACATTGGTTCAAACACAATATTATTGAGTAATGATAGTGGTTCTAATTATTTATTTAAGTTATCTGTTGGAAATGCTCTATATTTTAAAGCAGATGGAATAGCTGTAAATACAATTTATGCTAAGTCTGCTAGCGGAACTAGCGCAATTGAATATGTATTGGGAATTTAATGCCTAAGAAAATTTTTAAAATAGACCAATTCCATGGAGGCTTAAATAACCATTCAGACGCTAGAGATATAAACGATAATCAACAATCCTCTTTAATAGATGCTATGGTTGACTCTCTTGGTCAAATAACTACAATGGGCGTTCAATCCGGAAGCGATATAGCTACAGCTAATAATGCCGGTATTACTGGTACTATGAAAGCTGGTTATGGCATTCATGCTTGGAAAAGCGATTACACAGGAGCTGAAGATAAAGGAAGTAGTGAAGCTACTACTGGAGATGATTATGTCGCTATGTATGATGGCGACGATGGTCAAGTGTGGGTTTACAGCGCTGCTAGAGATACTTTTGATGATGATGTTAATTTATCTGCTGGTAATGGTGTAATTGATATAGGTAGTAGTACTACAGCAAGTGCTTTGCCTGTTTTTTATTCTATAGAGGGAGGATTAAGAATTTCAGATGGGAATCATGCTTTAAATAATAATTCAAAAACATATCAATATATAGATAGAACTTTATTTCAATCTATTACAAGTACTGTAATAATTGATGGTTGGTTTGATTATGACCAATACATATCTGCTCCTGCTGATACTTCTAGATGGGACCCAGCATTAACAGCATATAGCGTATCTGCTGGTCACAACCTTAATGTTACTGGACTTACAACAGCTGATAAACATATTACATCAAAAGCTTTATTTGATACTACTGGTAATGTTGAAAATTTTAGAACAAGCATAGAAGTTACAGTAACAATAACTACTGGAACTGTTAGCGGTATTCCTGGGGAAACTGACTTTGATGTAACATTTAATTTAACATCTGGAAGTGGAACAGCTAGCTCTTTTAATGGCGTATCTGGTACATCTTATCAAGTAACTAGTCAAAGTGAAATGGGTAGTCCTGTAAGTAGCACTACAAAAGATATAGTATATACATTTAATCTTGGAAACAATTATCATAATGGTACATCTAATCTTCAATCTTTTGTTACTGGCGATACTACAAACGGAGTTAGAACTCTTTTAGCTGTTACTAGTGCAGGTAAGTTTATAAGTAGCACTCTTATAACAGCTG